TACCGCGATGACTGCTCTTTTTGCTGCGTAATTGCATGCAAACTCTTCCGGTATCTAATGCTAAAAATATACAACCACTGGCTGTGATTATATTAGAGGTAGATTCTCCAGAAGCCTTCTTTGTAGACGCCCTCGAACGAGTTTTGCCATTGCGAGCCTGTCCACTCATATTGATCTCCTGTTGTAGTATTAGTTATAAATTCTGTTCCACTATTTGCACTTGCATCAAATGCTACAATCCAGTTTACACCATTATAACTGATAATATCGTTTGTTTCTGCTGCAACACCCCAGGTACCACTGGCACTAGTACCGTCAAGTATCAGGTAACGTTGTCCGCTAGCGGCAGCTGGAATACCATTGCCTGGTGATACATTTGTGGGATTAATGATTGCATCCACTGTACCTTGTGTATCTGCAGGCTGTGTTCCACTGTCAAGTGTTACCAGCAAACGCTGTGGGTTTGTGGCATCATAACTCAGTGTACCAATTACATCCTGACTGCTATCAGTTGGATCAGTACTCTGGCGCAATCTTATCTGACTGATACCATCACGCATTTCACCATAAGCAGGTAATATTTTCTTCCAATCCAATTGTAAACCATCTGGGTCAGTGTTACCACCTGCCCTATTTAATATAGTAGCATATCCATCTTCATAACGCAACTTATAATTTTCCAATGTTACAATTTTAAAACTGTTAAACTGTGCAGTAAAACTTTCTCCCAGTGTAAATGCTTGTAAGTTGTCGTTGTCTACTTGGTTAATGTTATTTAAAATTGTGTGAATAAGTGTCTGCTTTTGTACTTTAACTGGTGGGCTGATAAAAATAGGAAGTTCAAACTGTAGTGTACTTACGTCAATAATTTCATCAACACCGCTGGGTACACTACGTACACTCCAGGTCATGTTTGTTAATTCAACATAACTTAAACTGGTCCAGTCAAAAGGATTGCTGTTGGTGTGAATATTTAAACTTGGATTAAACAGTACTAGTATCTGTTCTAACAACTGTAGTTTTTGTTCAGTGTTTGAAGTCCAGATATCAACTTGCATTGTAAGGTTATAAGGCACAGGCTGATAGCGAGTAATCTGATATGTATCGCCAACTTCATCCAAATACTGGTTTGTTGCATTGTCGTATTTCTTTTCGTATACTTGCACTTTGTCACTGTATTGTGCATGTGTACGGCGTTCCGGTGCAATACTCATGTCGCTTACATAACAACTGATAAACGGTGTAGCATTAACAACGTTTTCACTATTGTCTTTTACAATGTGTGCCGCCATACGACTTACATCACCGTAACGCACTGGTACAGTCTGATAAATTTTTTGTCCATCACTCTGTGTTCCCATCTCAACACTGAATCCACTAAACAGTCTGATAAACTGCTGAATGTAACGGCGTATTTGTTTGTCATAAAAATATTGCATTGATTATCCTGCGTCTGGTTTTGGTAATATAACCTGGCTGAGCTCTTGTCTTTCAGCCTGTTCTAGTCCATCATCATTAATATATGTGGGGTCTTGGTTGTTGATAAACGGTTCTGCATTGTATGTTTTGTTACTCCAAGTCTGAGCCGCAATATTGTCATACAAGCGATGCCATTTGCTTCCACGTCTAACAAACAGTCGATTTGGTTGGAAATCACTACGTACAAAGTAGTCGCCTTCTGCAGGACTTTGTGGGAAACTGTTTCCACTGTTTAGTACTTCACCGTAATTCCAGTTATTGTCCTCAAACTCGCCCTCAACTGTTTTTACTCCACCAAACAAATGTTCAACCAGTGGCTTGCCAACTGGATCTGCCGCTTCAGCCGCATCAACAATAGCATTACTGATATCCAATTCTTTCTTGTAACTGCTGATAACATTTTTAAGGCTGTCTGCTTGATCAGCATTGCCAAGTATATCTGCGTATTCCTGGCTGTCTGTAATTGGTGATAGTTTAACACGCCAGATATGTGGCATCCAGGTAACACTAAAGCCCTCACTGCCGCGGTTGGCGTCTTGTACTACATAAAACTTGGGAATAGGCGGACGGTCTGCATCCAATGCCAAGTCATCTAACAAGTGTGGAAGTTCAATAACATCTCCAGGCATCAGTCTGCGTCCAACAATTTCCACCATTTCATTCATGTGGAATGTCATAAACAAGACATCATTGGTTAAGAATAAACCAAACTGAGTTAAGTCAAAATCATTATCGCTTACATTGTAAACACCACGAAGTTCAAATATACAAGGATCATACTTGCGATCACGGTTTTCCATAAACAAGAGGTCTTGTATTTTTGTTTCATTAATAATACCTTCTGGATTGATAAAATCGCCAGTAACTGGATCTACTTCCATACCACTGGTATAGTTGGGCTGTGCTGGATCACCAGTTTCGCCCAATGATTGTGGACCAATATACTTGTGTACATATGCGCCAGTGCCACCAATCTGAAATTGCTCACGGATAGTGTTGTCTAAAAAATAATAATCATTTGTTTTGGTGGGTTTCCACATGCTTAGTCTGGGCATACATTAAATCCTTTACGATATTTATCTGTTTACCGTCTTTACTGATTGTATAAATACTGACATAGGAGAACACAAATATGGCACTACGTGACGATATTATTAAAGAAATGGAACTACGTTTGGGTGGTCAGATGGTTGACGTTGAACTAGATCCTGAACATTACCATCTTGCTATTGATAAGTCGCTGGACAAATATAGACAGCGTAGTGAAAATGCTGTAGAGGAAAGTTTTGTACACTTGCGTTTGCAAAATGACCTGAGTACATACACATTACCTGACAATATTATCGAAGTTAAAGATATCTATAGACGCAGTAGTGGTGTAAGTGGCACAAGCGGCAACGACTTTGAACCATTTGAAGCACAATACTTGAACACATATTTGTTACACAGTGGCCGTGCAGGTGGACTAGGTGTATTTGATGCACTGGCACAACACCGTGAAGCACTAGGCCGTTTATTTGGTGCAGAGTATACATTTACCTGGAACCACGTAACTCACAACTTGCTAATTCACAGAAGAATTAAAGCTGAAGATGATGTATACCTACATGTATATAATTTCAGACCAGAAGAAGCACTATTTGCAGATACATATGCAAAACCTTGGCTAAAAGATTATGCATTTGCACATGCACGTTTAATTCTTGCTGAAGCACGTGGTAAATTTAATACTATTGCTGGACCACAAGGCGGAACAACACTTAATGCTGATGTATTACGTGCAGACGCACAAGCAGACCTGGATAAACTAGAGCAAGACTTAACACTTTATGCTGAAGGTTCAACAGGTTTAGGCTTTGTAATCGGATAAAAAAATAAAAAAAATTTTAAGTTATTGAACTGGCAGGATTTTTTCCTGCCTTTTTTTTCTGATTTTTGTTGACAGGTAAGACGTTTTACTTTATATTATAAGAGTAAGTTAAGAAAACGAGGTAATAGATATGTTGAAGTTTGAAGGTCTAGCAAACATTGGGGACACAATCCGTTCATATGATTTCCGTGGTATGGACACGCACATTGAAGGCACTGTGATTGACAAGGGTTGGATTAAACATCCTGTACACGGCTATGATATGTACAAGGGCTACACCGTGCGATGTACCAAGGACACCCAGGATGCGGGCTACTACAGTAACAGACTGCACGACTTAGTGTATGTTCCTTTTGAGTCCAGTATAGATTACGATGGGCGTGTTGAGCTTGTAAAAAAAGTTGAAGAATTTGCCTAAAAAGTGTTGACAAGTAAAACGTTTTACTTTAATATATAAGAGTAAGTTAAGGAAACAGGAGTTACCAAATGCAAAATGAAATTAACACATTGCTTGCCGATATCAAAGCAGACTTCGTTCGTTGGGCAACCAAAGGCGGTAAAGAACAACTGAGCGGTTACTTTGCAGAAAAAGTTGCCAATTACGACAACTTGCTGGAAGTTAAACAAGGCAACAAATACATTAAAATCCTTAGTGATAGAAGTGTTTGGGGTTTCATTGTTAACACCGACAAGGACACAAAGTTCAAAAAAGGTGATATTTTGATGGCTGCAGGTTATAATGCACCAGCTCGTAATGCGGCACGTGGTAACGTTTTTGACGGTTACACAATTCGGTGGACTGGTCCACTTTACTTGAAATAAGGAGACAGATATGGGAATGAGTGATTACGTAATAGAATGTGAAGAAAAGTTTTTTGACAGTTGTGCAGTGTTTGTAAAAGAATCAGAACACGTAACAGAAGCAATGTCAAAAGCCGTTGCACTTGGTAAAACAGAGGTACCTTTTATGGATGTAGAAGACATTGAAGAAGGTGTTGCTGAAATGTGGAACGAATACTGGAGTGCATATGCATGATTAAAGTTTTTAACTCAGCATATCGTGAGTCAATGCTGGAACCAAAAATACTCCCATTAGACGAAGTTAATGTAGTCACGATGAAGATGGATTACACTAATCGTCCTTATATCTTGTTTGAACACAGTGACTATCCATTAGGTGCGCTACGTGCAGAGTTTCGTAATGATTGTTGGGAATGTGATCTAAATTAGGAGACTTATGAACTATCCAAACAACCCAAATGAACTTGACTGGGGCTCAATGAGTAAAGCAGAGTTCAAACATGCAGAACTACATTACGAATTGCGTGATGAAGATGCTAGACAAAATTATATATTTGTGTTATATATAAATGACAGACGCTGGGACAAAGAGTTCTACAGCGTCTATTCTGCAAATAAAGCGGCTGACACAATACGTCAGAAATACAATAAAAAAGTTGAAATTAGAAAGTACATTCAATGACAAAGATGAAATTAAAGTTGATGGTAATTGGACACGGTCGTCACGGCAAAGATACAGTCTGTGAAATATTGCGTGATAAGTACGGGTACAGTTTTGAAAGTTCGAGTAAGTTTTGTAGTAAACTTTTCATTTTCGACATGTTAAAGGACAAGTATGGATACACTAATGAAGAACAGTGCTACGCTGACAGGCATAATCACAGAGCAGAATGGTATGATGCTATCTGCGATTATAATGTACCTGATGCGGCACGTTTAGGTAGAGAAATTTTTGCTGAACACGACATCTACTGTGGATTACGTAACAAACGTGAGTTTTTTGCCATGCAAAACACTGGTGTTTTTGATTATTGCATTTGGGTAGATCGCAGTGATCATCTGCCTCCAGAAAACAAAAACAGCATGAGCCTAGAACAATGGATGAGTGATTTTACCCTTGATAATAATGGC